ATGTCGTAAATCACGCCACCATTTTGCGGCCAGTAGCTATCCGGGCGGGTTTTCAGTGGCAAGCCAATGTCGGGGTCAGTCACGAAAACAGACATTTCGTTAATCGTGCTTTCGCTTGCCATCCGCTTGCCAACGTCCGTTGCCAGCACGCTTTCGGCAATAGCGTTTGCAATCTCGTATTCACCCTCGGGCAGCAATATCTGGCCAGCAAAGTCAGCGGCAGCCTTGGCCTCTGTCCATGCTTTGCCGCGTCTGCTTTCCGGCCCCTTAATCACAAGGTTAAGGTGGCGTTCAAGAACCAAGGCATGGACCGCTGACCCCATATGCAGGGCTGGCGACTCCTTAAACTTTTTATGTTTCCAATGCGCCAGCGACGATTTAGCAACCATCTTCACATCGGTTGAACTAATTGACGGGTGGGCGTGGTAGTCCTCATTGGACATATTCTTATCAATTGTCATTTTGCTTTGCCTCTTGCTCGCGGCGCTCGATGGCGGCGTGCCTAATCTTTCTGCCCTCACGATGCATGGCTTTGATGGCTTGCTCGTAATACTCTTGCGCGCAATACTTCACATCCATTGCAATATCTGCTCCAATCACACCACGGTGAGGCATTTTTGGCTTAAACAAGAACGCTTCACCATGATCTGGGCTGTAGATAGCTATGCCAACAACTTCATAATCTTTGCCAAGCCATTGCTGCGCAGACAGAATAGCACCCGTATGCTTGTGGCGCTTTTTGAAATTCCTTACCCAATCTTCAACAATCATGCCATTGTCTCCTGACCATAAAGCGCAATCAGTGCAGCCTCTGCTCGGCCATCGTCTTTCACGCGCTTGAATTTTTCTGCATATTCTGGAAACCGTTGCATAGCCATGCCACGGCTTACCCCTTTGTCACGGGTCAACCCAAAGTGTGCCTTCCACTTAGAAGGCGTCACATACTGCACAGGTAGCCGGTGTGCGGCCAATCCCATCTGAATGGCGCCATACCCTTGGCCAAAGCGAAACATGCTCGTGACGCCTTGCCCACGCATTGCATGCACTTGCTCGACAACGGCCAAATGTGGTGTGTCATCCTCTGGCGCCAAAAGGTCAAACAGGGAATGCAAATCCAATTCTGTCTTGCCTTTAGCATTCGGCAACACTGGCATGTCATACACATACAAGCTGCGAATCGCTGGCCGCCAGATGGCCACCGCGCCTGTAAAGCCGGGGTCAACGCCAATAATAACCATCAGTCAGCTTTCGGCTGCTCTGGAACAATCCCCATTGCCTCTGCTTTTTCAAGCGCGGCAAATCGCAAAAACGTAGACACAGGCAGGCCAACACGGTCGGCTGCAATCTCAATCGCCGCTAACTGTTCAGCGGTCATCTTCACATGACTAGACTTCATTTCGCACTCCTTTGTCGATAAAGAACACATATACAGACACAAAGTGGCAGTCAAGTGTATTTTTTCTGTTGACATGCTGTAAAATGCCAAGTAAAAGTTTCCTTAGTCGGATTTAGAATTGATTAGCACCGGCGAAAATTAGGAGAAAAGCAATGCGTAAACCTTGGATGAAAAACCTGCAATCTTTCCGCTTCAATCGCGAAGGCACCATGACGGTGGAAACTGCTCGCTGGCAGCGCGAGGCAAACAGCCGCGACGCCGGTTGCGTTGTGCTTTCAAAGGAAAGCCAGCGCTTTGACATGGACCTTCGTGCCACGCTGAAAAAGCATGGCTTCACAACTTATGGCGAAATGCACGGCGCATGAGGGGAAAAGAAATGAAAAAATATCTATCCATCGGCAAAGACACAAACAACGAACGCAACATGCTGGCGCGCTTCCTGTTTAATGGCGACAAATACGGAAAGGACGACTGCTTGCGGCATGCAGATGAAGACCCTGTAATCGAGTTTTACGGCAGAACCGACGACAATAAATCCAAGCCGCATTTCATAGGCCGCTACTGCCTAAGCACGTTAAACGATAACGTCAAACGAAATGACGGGCTGTGCCTATGCGGGCAGACGGGGCTAAGCCTTAGCGCCGAGGCAGTCAAAGACGCTGTTGACGCTTGCATTGACGCTTGGGAAGAACGCCAAGCCGATGACGCATTCAAAATTCTAGAATACAAAGCCATGGACTTGATCCAAGATTTCGGAACAGACCCGCAGCGCCTGTCGGCAATGGCTAGAGCATTGGCCACGGTTGCCGCGTATGAGGTAGACGCGAAGGCGGCCATTGTCGCACTGCCTGTCATGTTTCACGGAATGACCGAGGCGTGGGTTGACGCTATGTCAGACCGCGAGGAAGATGGTCTGTTGGATTAAAAGAAATGGGCGAGCAACAAAGCCCGCCCATCTCAATTTTGCCCAAACTTAAAGGTGATGGAAGCAACAACCATCACCAAAAGCCTAGCCAAGCAAGCGGCTAGTGGCAACACATAAATGTTGCGCCTATGTAATTCCCTATGTAAAGTATTCTTACAGATGGAAGCAAAAGGAGCTGCATGATGAAAAAGATTGAACGAGCCATTGCCGAGATGGAACGGGCAACCGTTCTGCTGAAAGAGGCGCTGCAAGAAATCCAACAAATCCCGAAAGAGCGGCCAAGAAAAGGTCCAGTCCCGTCGACCGGGATAAGGGGGGTTTCGAAAGACAAGCGCAGCGGAAAATATGGGGCCAAGGTGTGGGTCAACGGGCGCGACAAATGGATTGGCACATACGAAACGGCGGAGCTGGCGGCGGTTGCAATAGCGGCCTTTGAGGCGTCTCAAATCACACTTTCCGAGGTCAAAAATGCTGACTGCGGCAAACCTCGAGACTGCGGAAAGTAAGTCTTTATTTGTAGTCACCGAGGAGGTTTGTATATGTAATATACAACCTCCTCGGTGAACTACTAAGAAACTTAATGCTAGACTTAATGACTGCGGTAAAGATGGAAGGCAGGAGCAATGGTTAAGGTAAGATTGAACAGGCAGGAGCTGGCGGAGGTTCAGCAGGCAGCGGCGCTAAGGTGGCAGCTTGCAAGGGCGTCGGCAGTGGCCAACCAAAAGAGGGCGGCGGTTGACGATAGTCAGTTGGACGTTCTCGGGCTGAAGGCGGAATGTGCGGTGGCCAAGCTGTTTGGTGTGGCCAGCAACACGCAGGCGCTTGGGATAGACAGTGGCCAAGATGTTTGGGTTGGCGAATTTAGTATCGATGTAAAGGCTACGTTTCACCAGACGGGGGTTTTGCTGTTCAAGTCAGCGGCGGCCTTCAAGGCAGATTGCGCCGTTCTGGTGACTGTCACAGATGAAGACGATGTGATGAACGTGGTAGGCGGCATAAGCCGAAAGATGTTTTTGGAACGGCACCGGCAGGCCGACTTGGGGCGTGGGCCGTGCTTAGTCATGGGGCAAGATGAAATTTGGCCTATCGAAACGCTTTGGCGGAAATTGGCGGAAATGAGGTTTCACTGATGGCAAGGGCTGGCAAGGTGAGGGCGCCAGTGCGTCAAAAAAAATCCGACAGGCTGACACACCCGAAGGTCAGCGAGGCGGAACAAATTATTGACTATACGATAGCGCCCCTGCAGCGGGCCATTCAGCAGGCGGACGAAAGGTGGGGGATAGATATGTTGCCCGAGTTAGTTTCGCCGGAGTCAGCGGCCAAATGGGGGCTGTGTATGGCTAGGCTAAATGAGGCGATTGATAACAGCGACGCAGAGGCCGTTACACAGTGGGTTGGAGCGTCGTTGCGTGGGTTGGGTCATATGGAAGCCGAGGCGATAAGGCTGGGGGCCAGTAGGGCGCCAGAGGGCGTGTTTGAGGTGGAAGATGGCAGCGGGAATATCTTTGCAATCATGGAAGATGGCAGAAGCTGGCAATCAATACAAAAAATCATGCCTGAAAAAAAACTTTTGACACGGCGTGAGGCTGCAGTGGCTATAGCATTTTATCAGCAGCACGCGCTTGGGATAATGGTTGACGAGATAAAGCAGCACTTCCCCAAGGCAGAGGTTTTGGGGGTGGCGAAAGATGACGATCTAAACGACGAGATAAATTTTCTATAAGAGGCTGCACAGGGGCTGTTTACCGGTCTGGCCATTCGTGATACCTTTAAGCGTGACAAGAGGCATGCACGGGAAGCACAATGACAGAGACAGGTAAACGAGGGCAGTGTATGTATTGCCACGAGCCTTTCCTGATTGGTAAGCGGAAAAGGCTGTTTTGCTCAGACAAGTGCAAAACTAGATACAGCCGTGAATTTAGGTCTTGTTTTTATTGCGGCAGCATAGCTGACACGCGCGACCACATAACGCCACACGCAACAGAAAAGCCAAACAGCTCTAAGCGGCAGTGGTCAACCGACTACGTTAATGCGTGTAAGGAATGTAACTCAATACTTAGCGATAATTTCCCATGGTCGCTATATGATCGCGTCATGTATTTGCACGACAAGTTTAAGCAAAAGAAAAAACTTAACATGCCGTTTGTTGAATGGGATGAAGATGACCTTGAAGAGGTTTCAGACACCATGCGAACATGGATAGCAAACGAGCAGCAAAAGCGCTGGGCGGATGAGAGAAGGCTTAGCCACATAAGGCTTGTTGCATTGAAGGTTGCAAAGTTTCAGAATGGAGACTTGCAAGACGGTGAAGAGGATTGAACGGCATGGAAAACGAACGCACAAAGGTTTTGCAAGAGGCAAACGAGCTGATAAACGGCCAGCGGCAATCTGACTACGGCACTCCGCGGGCAAATTTCAGTGCGATTGCAGATATGTGGTCTGCCTACCTTGGCGCCGACATTGAACCGCGCGACGTGGCAAACATGATGGCGCTTCTTAAAATTGCCCGGCTGCGGATGGCAAACCATAGGGATTCAGCGGTTGACGGTGCCGGGTATCTTGCGCTTGGGCATGAGTTAGGCTTAGAGTGACGATGTGTCACTGTTTGGCATATCCCCTCCCTGAAACTGGCCAGCGCTTTGTGTGCTGGCCGTTTTTTTAGGTGACGCGATGGAAAATATCGTAATCGACCCCGGCCAGTTTGACGAAGAAGAGCTGCAAGAAATTGTCGAGCTGTTTGTTTTAGCGTCTGTTGAAATGATTGCAGATGGCGAGGATGCCGGGCTGGTGACAACGGCCATGGCGATTGCGTTGCGCATGTTGCTTGAAGAATACGGGGAAAAAGAGCGGCTGCACTAGGTGAGCCGCTCTTTGCTTTTGTCAGAATAGGTAGAATGGTGCGGCGCAGATTGTGAAGAGTGCGATTGCGCCCAATAGGTCGCTGGCAAATTGTTTCATGCTGCGGCCTTTCTTGCTGCGTCTGCGCCTGCAATAAATGCGCGGATGTTGTCGTAAGTTTCACGGGCAGTGCCGCGTGGGGTTATGTCGCGTTCGCCGCCGCTTTCATTGCAAAGTTGACTAAGACGATAGCCGCCATATGCGCAATCTAGAACATAAGTGCCGGGGTTTGCCTTAAACTTGCCGTCTGCGTCTTTGCTGTATGCCTGCAGGCTGTAGCCAAACATTGCATTCAGGTTGTCGATCTGGTGCTGCAGGTGTTTCTTTGTGATGCGGTTTGTCATGGTGTGCTTCCTTTCTGTATTAATGTGATAAACAATACATAAAACACCCACCAACACAATGCAAGCACAAAAAGCAAAAAGATTGAAAAAAGTTTGGCAACACTCCACAACGCACAGCGGCCAACACCGACGCACACGCGCGCGCGTTCATATATATGGCCGGGAAGGTCTGCAAATCTGCAAACCCAAGTTTGCAAATGTGCAAAGCCCACACAACATGTTGTGTGCGTGTGTTTGTAATGCGTCAG